GTGAGACACGAATGAAATTGTCCGTCATAATTCCGTGCTGTAATCAGGCAACAGAAGCGCCGAAGACGGTGCTCTCTGTGCAGGACTCGCTCAACGGACTCGACCATGAGATTATCCTTGTGGACGATGGCTCGACTGACGGCTCCTGCCACGGCGTACCTCGTGATGTGCTGGTGCTGAGGATGCGCAAGCGTCGTGGCTGTGCGGCTGCCAAGCGGGCCGGATTTGATGCGAGCACTGGGGACATGATCGTGTTCTCGGACGCTCACTGCCGGTTCCCGAAAGGTAGCCTGCAACGTCTGGCGATGCTGGCTCAGGAGACTGGTGGTGTGGTGCAGCCTGTCGTGCTGCCGACGCCGAAGCGGCATCTGGTCTATGGTGCAAAGTTCGCGCTCGGTCACAGAGGCGTGGTAGCCGAGCGTGTGTACCACAAGGACATTCACAACGGGTACGCGAAGGCTCTGTACGGAAGCATCTATATGATGACGCGCGACACCTATGAGAAGGTTGGCGGCTGGCCGAGACTGCCCGGTGTGTGGGGTGGTGCTGAAGTCTCACTCAGTCTAGCCTGCTGGTATCACGACGTGCCGATAGTGCTTGATGAGGAAACCGTCTGCACCCACTTCGGCAGGATGATGTACACGGACATGAGCGAAAGTAAGTTCAGCTACTCAGTTGATCGTGGCGACACTGCGGGCAACTACCACTATATACACGGCTCGTATTTCCCGGCGACCTATGAAACGTACTGGCGGCCTATTCTGCGCAAGGCGTGGGGTGGTCGTGAGCGTTTTGAGAAAGAAGTCAAGAGCAAGAGCGCACGCCAGACGCGGAAGATGGTTCGGCGTACCGGCAAGGAGCAGGCGTTCTTCAGCGAAGTTTTGAACCTTGAGTACCCAGTTGGAGAGCAGGAATAATGGCAACCGAAATTGATGATGCGAATGGCTTCTACGATGAGGACGGGCACCCGTACGGAATCAGGGAGTCGGACAATCGACCACAGATTCTAGCCTATGGGAAGACTGGCACTTCCACGTACCAGGCACCAAGGATTGACCCTACAACTCACGCCACCATCGGTATCGACTATGCTCACTCTGAGGCCCACATAGGAAGTGGATACAGGCTGTCGGTGTCTGGCACAGATATCCGCGACTCCATTCTCATTGTGACGTTTACCGCGCCAACAACTAAGCGGGCACACATGGTCATTGGAGCGGCGTCCTCTGGCGGGGCCATCCTGACCTTTACAGAGGGCGGGACGTTCGGCGGCAGTGGTTCCGTGAACCAAGCAGCATTGAACCGCAACCGGAATGCCGGAACTGCGAGCGGTGTTGTGGCAGAGCTAAACTCTACTGCCGGTAGCATGACAACGGACGCGGCTGCGACGGCGACAGGGACGGTTCTGCTTACGGAATCAATGGGTGCCGGTAAGGCCAAGGCGTCCGGCATGAGCCGTGATGACGAAGAATGGATACTCAAGGACGGTACGCGCTACGAGGTAAAGATGATTGGCAGCGCTGATAATGTTGTCGGCAGCATCAATCTGTCTTGGTACGAGCATACGGATAAGACAGCCTAGGAGCAGATCGTAAAGGAGAGCAGCAGATGAAGGTGAGCGTAATTATGCCCGTTTGCAATCAGGGCAACGAGACAAGAATGACAGTACAATCGGCAAAGGAAGCTCTGGGTGACCTGCCACACGAGATCATACTTGTGGACGACCATAGTATCGATGGGTCGTGTCATGACCTCCCAGAAGACACCCTCGTTGTCCGTACGAGACACAGAGACGGTGTGTCAGCAGCACGGCGCAAGGGCTACGAGCAAGCTACTGGAGATGTGATTATCTGGTCTGACCCACACAACCGATACCCGCGACGTTGCTTTGAGGAGCTTGTGAAGACAGCAGTTGAAACGAAGGCAATCGTACAACCGATGATTCACTGTAAGTTTCATCGGAAGGACATTCGCACAGGCATGCTCGCCGTCAGTGAGCGGTGCTTGCGCGTGCAGCGTTCGTACAAGAAGGCTCCAAGATGGCCCGCTCTGTACGGCACGGTCTACGTTGTCCGTCGTGATATATATGACAGGCTCGGTGGCTGGCCGCTTCTGCCCGGAATCTGGGGTTGCTCTGAGCAGGCGTTCACACTCATGTCGTGGTTCAACAAGGTCAAGATCGTGGTGCGTGAGGACATTCTGTGCATACACAAGAACCAGCCTGATAAGAAGTTCCCATTCTCAGTCCACCACCAAGACCCGGCGTCGAACTTCATCTACACACACGCGGCCTTTTTCCCGCGCACCTATGAATGCTTCTGGGAACCGATCTTGCGGAAGCATCGGAAGTGGCGCGCGTACGACACCTACGCCAAGTGTCTGGAAACAGATCAATTCAAGAAGTTCGCGGCGTTCGTTGAGCGCAAGAAGGAAAGGACTGAGGAGCAATTCTTCCGCACGGTCTTGAATATGGAGCCGCCTGATGGCATCAAGCTCGTCGCACCCAAGCCGCCTGAGAGCTTTGAGCGTTACGTCAGAGTTCAAGAGAAGCGCAGCCGCGGACGCGAGCACGAGACGGTCAAGGATAGAGTCAGACGGGCGCTCAAATGGGCAAAGAGCAATATGAAAGTCGAGTTCACTGGTGACGCCCTTGATCTTGGCTCGCGCGATGGCTTCGGACTCAGCTACATGAAGAAACTTGGAATGACCACGCAGCAGGGTATCGACATTTCGCAGCGGGCAGTTGACTACGCGCAGAGCGTTGGACGTGATGTGAGCTACGGCAACATGATGGAATTGAAACACGGCGACGCCAAGTTTGACTTCGTGGTGACCCAGCATTCGCTTGAGCATGTGCCTGAGCCTGACAAGGCTGTTAGTGAAATGTTCCGCGTGCTGAAGCCGGGTGGCTACGCATTGATCGTCGTACCGAAGGAAGGTGCAAGTCCCGACGAGGCACACTACAGCATCTTCCCGTCCATTGATGCTGTGCGCAAACTTGTGGCCCAGCACGGCGACGGTGACCAGAGCACAGAGGTAACCGCGCAACTGCCAATGTCGAAGGGTCTACGCGAACTTCTCTACTGCATAAGGAAAAGACAATGAGACGATTACTACTACTCGTAGCGATGATCGTACTGGTGGTTTTGGCCGGGTGCAAGACGAAGCCCGTGATCATTGACTCACGGCCCGTTGAGTTCAGGGAAGGCGCTTCGCTGGTGGCCGCTATGCACGGGGTTGCCGTAGAGTTCGACGAGAAGGGCGCGGAACCCAAGACAGAGAAGACGAAGTTCCTGCGGGCAGCCTGCGAGTCTCTGAAGGTGGTGACTGGCGACTCTAAGCCAATCGAGATCAAAGAGGCCGACGCACGGAAAGAGGGTGTCAAGTTTCAGACGCTGAAGGAACAGAGAGAGGCTGACAGGAAAGCGACTGAGGAGAAGTGGGCCGAGATCAATGAAAGGCTGCGTGTGCTCCAGTCACGCAAGGAGTTCTTGGCGTGGTCTGTACTGGGTATTGTTGCACTCGTCTCAGCGGCTGGTGTCGTGTTGATTTGGATTCGATTCGGTGACCGAGCGGGGTTCGTCGCTATGATAATCTGGTTGGTGATTCTCGGCGGCCTGACGCTCGGAACGTGGTACGAGTTTCATGATGAAGCAGTTGTGGCGGGAGGGATTGCAATAGCTGTCGTTGTTGCCGGTGCTGTTGCTCTTGTAAAGTTGATGGGAAAAGACCTGACAGGCTGGATTTCGTTCGGCTCAAACCGAGTGGTGTACACTCAAGAGATGCGACGTGAACTGGACGGCGAGACGCGAGCCAAGGTGGACAAAGCGTATCGCAAAGTAATGGCAGACAATCCTGCCGACAAGGATAATGTCAAGCGAGTGAAAGCCGACCTCGGCGTTCGCAGCGTGACAGACACAGGAGAATGACACTAATGGCGAACGAAGAGTTCATCAAGCGCGTTGTTGAAAAGGCGTCCAACGGAGGTAAGGACGCCATGAATGGTACGGTGGATAATAAGGTGCTGCTGTTCGCCATAAGCGAACTTGCGGAGGCTGTACATAACATGCCGTGCTGGAATGCAAATGACCCAACCAACCCTATCATAAGATTGAATCGTGTGGAATGGTTTGTGAAAGTCATTATCGGAATCCTGACGTTAGTGATTGCTCCGGTCGGTGTGTGGGCCGCCATCAGTATCATTGGCAAGGTGAGTGAGTTGCTGGTCAAACATAACTGAGATAAGCATGGCAGATAAACCAATCATAATTCAGCCAGCACCAATCAACCCGGTCGATGAACACGAGCTGAACGTCGTGCGGCGGCGGAAGCGTCTGCTCATTGACCAGATGAATCAGTACGAGGCGAAGTCCGCTCAAGACTTGGCCGACTTCAAGCGTGGATGGTTCCCGCGCGTCCACGCGAACAACGCCGCCTTACTTGTCCTGCGCCACAAGGTCTACTCAAGGGCGGTGCTGACCGACCTGACGGACACGAAGCGTGTTGCCGACCGCATGACCGCCGAGCAGGACAAGGGACTCGACGCCGAGGCCAAAGATTCCCCGCTGCTGGACGTTGTGAAGATCGCGGGCATTGACGTTGACCCGTTCGAGGATTTCACGACGACGACCGTTGTCGATCCCGACCCTGCGAAGTTCACGGTCGCGGCCAACAAGATAACGGTCACGGCGATGAACAGGAACACCGACCGATACGCTTACTTTGACAAGGGGGCGGCTCACTTCGGCATCGCGTTCGACCACCTGCTCAAGACCGATCTGACTGCGGCGGACGACTCCTCATCGGGCCTGTTTTGGGGCGTGTCTAATGATGTCGATGATTTCTTCGATTGGTGGACGAACAACAGGCAAGCACTCGTTTGTTGGCACAACCGGAACGGAGCGGCCTACAACTTCGTCATTGCCGACACCGAAACGAACAACTTTGATGTGTACGCCGGGGCGGGCGCGGACACATTCTGGCCGCAGATCGTTCGTTCGACTGCGTTGGGCGCGCAGTTGGAAGCGTTCGTGTGGAGCGACGCCGGCCGAACCGGGCCGGGCCTGCTTGACACGCTTGTGATTGCCGCTACGGCCAGCCGGACGTACCGCTACATGTTCCCGGTCAACTCTTGGCAAGACGGTGGCGCAAACGCTCTAAGCTACACGGTCGAGGACTTGGACTTGCAGGAAGCTGTGCCTTCCGCGAGTCCGTCTGCTTCACCTTCTGCTAGTCTGAGCGCAAGTCCGACCACAAGTCCATCCGCGTCTCTGAGCGTAAGTCCGTCCGCTTCTCTGTCAGCAAGCCCGACTGCCAGTTTATCCGCAAGTCCCACAGCTTCTGTCAGTGCGAGTTCGTCAGCGTCTGTTTCTGCCAGCTTGAGTGCAAGCCCGACTGCCAGTTTATCCGCAAGCCCGACTGCAAGCCTATCCGCAAGTCCCACAGCTTCCGTCAGTGCGAGTCCGTCTGCAAGCCCGTCAGCAAGTGTGTCAGCGTCTCCGACTGCCAGCTTGAGTGCAAGTCCAACGGCTAGCCCAAGTGCCAGCGTATCTGCCAGCTTGAGCGCAAGCCCGACCGCTTCACCTTCCGCCAGTGTATCTGCGTCGCCGTCTGTCAGCGTATCCGCGTCGCCGTCTGTCAGCGTATCCGCGTCGCCGTCAGCCAGCGCCAGCGCAAGTGTGTCAGCAAGCCCGAGCGCCAGCGTGTCAGCAAGTCCAAGTGCATCGCCGTCAGCTTCGCTTTTGTCTTTGGTGTTGACACACCCGAAACCGTTTGCAATGGAGCTTACGCACCCGAAGTCGTTCACATTGGAGATAACACAGAACTCTTGAGGTACATGAACAATGGCCAGTAATTTCTATGTCGGCGAGGTGTACCGTCTGACAGTGACCGTCCGTGATAGCGATGGCACAGTCGCAGACCCTGACGCCATTACATGCACCGCGTCCGTGAACGGCGTCACAAAGGTAGATGCGCAGTCGATGACAAAATCATCCACTGGCATCTACTACTATGAGATTACGCTTAGTGTTGCGGGCCAGTGGGACATCTCCTCGCGCGCGACCAGCGGCAATCTCGTCAACATCGAGCACGACCAGATCATCGTGAATCCGGCTGTGGCGTACGCGCTCTGTACGGTGCAGGAACTCAAGACGTATCTGGGAATCTCGCAGACGACCACGACTTACGATGTGGCTTTGCTTGAAGTTATCGACGCATCTACCGGATTGATTGAAGACTACTGCCACAGGCGGTTCGCCAATCAAGCGTACGTACACGAGCAGTACGACGGCGACGGTGGCTACTACCTGCTGCTCGACAACTTCCCGGTGAATGCTCTGACTCGCTTCTCAATCGGAACGCAGTCAGCTATGTACGTCAACAATGTAAACAGCGACTCAGCGTCTGCCCACGTATCGGTTGACAGAACCAACGTAACACTCGTGGTCGTGGGTGGGGATAACGCAGGGACGAACACAGTGGCTCTGGCAGACTATGCAACAATGACTGCTTTGGTCACCCAGATCAACACGATAGACGAAGGCTGGACGGCAACGATCTACGCGGATGAGTACGCGAACTTCCCCTCATCCGACCTGCTCGACCAGTTCGGTATGTTTGCGAAGTCCACCGACGCCTATCTGTACATGCCGGAAACGAGAGCGTATGACTTCACACTCGACAGAGAACGGGGCATTATCCATTCGCCGTACAAAATCATCTGTGGTCACCAGAACATCGTCGTGGATTATACGGCAGGAATGTACGTTGTTGAAGAAGGTCTGAAAATGGCGGCAATGGGTTTAGCGAGCTACATGTATTATCAAGGCCAACGAGATAATAGCCTAACTTCTGAAAGACTTGGGGATTATCAGTATACTATTGGCGCAAATCCTTTGCAGGACAATGGCTCGATCAATCCGAAGTCGCTGCTGGGCCAGAAACTGAATCTGTACCGCCGACATATTGTGATGTGAGGTGACTCGTGAGTATACGAAGCATGATTCTGAAGGCGGGCACAACTGCCAACATCCAGACCGTGACGCGTACGGCGGACGCAGTTGGTGGCTGGACGGAAGCGTGGGCGACTGTTGGTACGTACTCAGCCCTGCCCGTGCGCATGCGGCTTCTCAGCGGAGACGAGCATGAAATGACTGACAAGAAAACGGTGACCGCCACACACAAGGCGTACTTTGAAGGAGCACTGACAAGCGTGGACGAAGCGTGCCAGATCGTCGTCGGCGGAATTACTTACCGCATTTTGCTTGCGGATAACTGGGACATGACAGGCGACTACACGCAGATTTGGGTCGAGAGGATTGAGTGAGCACGACTAAGCATTGTGTTGCAAGTAGCATAACATAGTGTATAGTTCAAATGAGGTAATTATGGCGATTGCAACAACGAAACTGATGTGGTACGGACGACAGGTATCTGCTGCTTATATGAAGCAGATGTTCGTTGGCGTCGAGGGTGCTGGCAAGTATCTGGAAGAGTACGTGAAGCATTCATTCGACACCAGCAAGTCAGGTCGTCGGTACGCAAAGCCCGGTAGCGGCCACAAGACCAAGAGCGGCGGCATCGCCAGCACGTACTACACGGCAAGCTCAGTCGGTGAGACGCCCGCTGTGGTGACCGGGAAGCTGCGAGCATCCGTAACACACAAGACAATCCCGTACAAGAACACAGCAGTATGCAAGGTGGGTATCATAGGAACAAAGGCGGCGGAACAGGTGACAGACCCCGACACAGGACGAAGCAGAAATGTGACCTACGGCGCAATCGGCGCTATCTTGGAACTCGGCCTCGGCTCCTTGACGGGCCCGCACCCGTTCCTCCGCCCCGCATTAGACGCAAACCGAGTCGTGCTGAGAAACATCATCACGACCGGAATGAGAGGTGCCGACATCTCAAAGATGGCTGGTATCGGATTCTGGAAACAAGATGTAGAGGTGAGGTAACATGCTGAGTTTTCTGACAGCGATCTACTCTGAGTTCACCAGCAACAGCGCGCTGAAAACGGCTGTTGCCTACACGACGGAGCGCCCGGGAATGTATCTCGGTCACGCGCCAGACGACGTGCTCGACGGCGGGCCTTTCATCGTCGTCAGTTTGATTTCGGACGTACACGAGCGCATGTTCAATAGCAAAGTGCTTGAGAACACACGCGTTCAATTTACTCTGTACTCAGGAGCGGCAAGTCCTGCAAGCGCCGGGAGCGACCATTCCATTCTGGAAATTCTCGGTGATCTGTGGTCGTGCTACGATGAGGTCACGCTGACGTTCGCCGGTTCAGACTATACCCAAGTAGGTCTGTACCGGGACACGGGCATCGGGCCGATATTCGACGACACAACTGACAGATGGATGTACACACAGGATTTTCGCGTGACGATACAGAAACTTTGACGAAGGAGGTATGAAGATGGCCGCACTCAGTGGAAAATTAGGTTCAGTCGCTTGGACTTCGCATGTTAGCCTGTCGGATAACCAGAATATCAAGTCGTGGACGCTTGACATTGGCGTTGACGAACTGGAGACGACGGACTTTTCCGTGACCCAGTGGAAGACGTTCATCGCCGGTCTGAGTGAATTGTCTGGTTCGTTCGAGGGTTTCATCGACGGCACGAACACCATCACGGTAGCCGAGCTTTATGGAGCAGCGGCGACGATTACGCTGACTCTTGACGGCTCGCGTAGCATCACATTATCGGCAATCTGCACTGGTGTTTCTCTTGGCGTGACGGTCGAGGGTGTAAGTACCTATACCTGCAACTTTAAGGGTACTGGCGAGCCGACGTTCAACTAAGGCATCTGACAAGATATGTTTTAGAAACAAGGAGGTGAAAAATGTCGGCAGTCTCAGGAAAAGTGGGGGCACTGTATGCCTCCAAAAGAAACTGCCTTCTGTTCGACGCGAGCAACGAGACGTTCACCGTTACTGACCCGACTGGCGGCGAGTTGGATTTCGTCGCGGCAGGTTCGTTCTCGATTGAGTTCTGGTGGAACGGGACGAGTGGTGTAAGCGACACCGCGAACATCATTGCAAAGTACGCGTCGAGCACGGGCTACCAGTTTGGAACGGACACAGACAAGGCAGAGTTCATTGTTGGTGACGGCTCGTTTACGCCCACGATAACGGGCGCAACTGACATCTGCGATGGAAAGTGGCATCACATAGTCTGCGTACGCGACGTGACGAATGATGAATTGCGTTTGTACGTCGATGGCGCGAGAGACGCAACAGCGGAGACAGACACCACGACTGCAACTCTGGCGAACTCTGCTAATCTCATCGTCACAGGCATTGCATCCGACACGTTCAAGATCGGGTTCCTGCGAGTCTACAACGCAGCGGTTGACAATCCGGACGCCATTCGTTTGTACAATGGCGATTACGTGTCGAGTCTGAAGAGCAATGAGGTTGGAAACTGGATGCTGTTTGAGGGAACCGGCACGACAGCCGTTGACCAGAGCAGCAATAGCAATGACGCCACGATTGCGAACGCGACGTGGAGCACACTGACGTACGACACAGCCACCACCGAAGATCATTTCGCTGGCGGCGCATCGTTCAATCTCACATACGCCAATGTGGACAATGAGAACTTCACTATCACGGTTGATAGCACGGCTCTCACCACTGAACAGTACACGCTGACACCGCGAGGCTCGATGACACTGAGTACCGCCCCGTCAGCTACAAGTGTTGTGACGTATCGCTACTACAAGATGACTGTTGAGTGTGGTGGCTATTTCAACTGGTCTGCCGACGTTCCGGTTGACGAGGCTGAAATTACCATGTTCACCAGTGATCAATGGAAAGAGTTCATGCCAATCCTGTCTGATTGGTCAGGCTCTGCCGAGGCGTACTGGATTAGCTACGGGCACACGTTCGACTTGGGCCAAAAGCTGATCTTCCAGATGTATTACGATGAGGACAACGCGAGATACTTCGACGGTTGGGGCTATATCATTGGTGTCAACACAGCGGCCGCGGTTGAAGCGGTTGTGACCAAGAGCGTTTCGTTCAAGGGAACTGGCCAGTTCGGCAGCGAAAGCACGCCGACTGTTCCGACTCCTAGCGCGTCACCTTCGGCCTCGCCTTCGTCTAGTGTTAGTGCTTCACCGTCTACAAGCCCGTCGGCCAGTCCGTCGGCGAGTCCTAGTGCCAGTTGATAAAGGAGAGCGTCATGCCGAAAGAAAAGGAGACCGTCGTATCTGCGGTAGCTGCATCGCCCGTAGAGTTGGAGTTCAAGGGACGCATGTTGAAGTTCTCGCCGCTCACGCTGCGTGACTTTGGCGATCTGGAAAACTACGTCAAGTCCGAGCGATTGCGCGCGGTCTTGGAGTCCTATCGAATGATGGGAGAGTTGTCGCCGTCAGAACAGGCAGAGAAGACGCGACTGATGCGAGACATTACGTCAGCCGGTCTTGAGCCTATTGACTTCGTGCAATCTCTGGTTTCAGTTCGCGGCGGTATGCACATGTTGTGGCTGTCCGTGCGTAAGGAACACCCTGAAGTGACTGAGGAGGAATTGTCCTCACTAGTCACGAGTCATGAAGAGGTCGTTGACATTGTGCAGCAGATCAGCGGCCTGCCCGGAGGCGAGGAGGATGAAGACCCCCCGGTGAAGGGCGAGCAGGATGGCGAGAAGTAATCCCGCTCGTCATGCACTTCTATTCAGGACTGAGCTACGACGACGTTTTGGGTTTGACGCTTTTGCAGTTTCACATGTTGCTGCACGAAATGCCAGATGTGGTCAAGTTCTTTTCTGGCTCCGGTGACGCGAGCAACCGAGGCACGTCGGCTGAATGCACGACCGCTGCCGATATGGTTGGCATAGACGTTCCGGGGTGATGAGGTAATAAAATGGCAGCAATTCTTGGTGAAGCATTTGTCATGGTCGGTGCCGACATGACACGTCTCCATGCGGAGATGGGTCGTGCAAAGGCTACGTCTGCAAAATGGGTGGCGGCAACCGCCCGACAGATGGCGCGCTATCAAGCAAGTCTAAGGAAAACAGCCAAGATCGCTGGCCGTTCCTTCCTAATCATCGGTGCCGCGATGACTCTGGTAACGGTGGCGGCGGCTAAGTTTGAGAAGCAACTTGCATCAGTCAGCACAATGCTTTCGTCTGAAGCTATGCCGATGATGGAGCGTTATCGTGAGGGGGTGCTGCGGATGGCTCAGGCTTATGGTCAAAGCACCAAGACACTCACAAAGGGACTGTACGATATTCTCTCTGCCAGTGTGGGTCCGGAAAAGGCTCTGGGCGTTCTTGAGGTATCCGCCAAGGCCGCTATTGGTGGTGTTTCAGATACAGCAACCGCGGCTGATGCGATCACGACGATATTGAATGCCTATCAGATTGACGCGAGCGGAGCGGCTGAAGTGAGCGACAAACTCTTCGCAACGGTCAAACGGGGCAAGCTGACGTTTGGCGACCTTGCTTCCTCTATCGGCAAAGTAGCGACCACAGCGGCGATTGGCGGTCTGTCGCTCGACGAACTGCTTGCCTCAGTTTCCACCATCACTCGCGCAGGCATCAACGCGCAGCAGGCAATGACATCTCTTTCTGGTATTGTCATGATGTTTCTAAAACCTACGTCAGACGCCAAGAAGCTGGCGCGGGAATATGGGTTTGAGTTGAGTTCGGCAACACTCAAAGCCAAGGGACTGTCGGGCATAATGAAGATTATAAACGGCCTCTCCGCCGATCAGGTAGCAAAGTTATTCCCGAACAGGCGGGCCATCAAGGGTATTGCCGCGGCGATGCAGGACGCCAAGGGACATGCGAAAGACCTTGCGGCGATGATGAACTCAGGCGGGCTTGCCGGTGAAGCATACGGCAAAATGGCTGAAACAATGACGCAGCAATGGGCGAAGTTCAAGCAGGAAGTAATGGCCCTTGCGATCTCGCTCGGAGATCGTCTTATGCCTGTGATGAAGAACTTGCTCGCCATGTTCCGGTCATTTGTGAACGTGCTCAACACTATCCCAAAGGGAGTGACCGCCGCTACGCTGACATTTGGTTTGATGGCCTCAGCCGCAGTTTACCTTACGGCAAAGATTTGGCTTCTCGTTTTGTCTTTCAAGGCACTCATGGTAAAGCTCGCTGTAGTAAGCAAAGCGGGGAAGGTGGCTCTTGCTATCGGGAAAGGGGCTGCGGCGGCAGCTACAGTTACTATGGGAGTCGTCCTCGCGGCCGCTGCTGCTGCTGCTGGTGTTATTTTATGGCGCACTAAAGTTTGGAAAGACAGGTTAGAAAAAGTTAGTGCTGAGTACGTAAAACTCAAAAAGCATGCGGATGAGGTGCGCGATCGGGTGTTTTCTTGGCGCGATGCGCTTCGTAAGGGAGGCGACCCGGCAATAATCGCGGAGACGTATGGCGTCACCATAGAGAAGATCAAAGCCTACAACGAAGAGTTGATGGTGAACGTACAAAAAGCTGTAGAAAAGCACGGAGCAAAAAGTTTCGAGGAGCTTGCAGAAATAATGCAGCTCACATTCGGAACAGGGGGCTTGTCTGCCAATAAGGTGAATGAGGGACTGGAAGGAATTCGTAAAACTATCAATGGAGTCACTAAGGAGATTGAGGGACTTGATGCGGGGGCAAAGGAAATAAACGCCGACTTCAGCAAGATGTGCGTTATTGTAAACGACCTGAACAAAGCAAACAGAGACTTCTCCGTGTCTTCCGAACAACAGACAATAAATAGAGCTAATGACAAACATTTGGAAACTAGGCGCGCAATAGAAAAAGCCTACAAAGCCACTATAGCACAAATGAAAGCTGATGAATCGTACACCACAGCTATTGCAAGTAACCTCCACCATATGTGGCAAAAGGCTCAGTTGGCTGCCGACGCACTTCGTGACGCTACGATTGCGAAGGCTGAAGCAGCCGAGACCAAGCGCATAGATGACAGTGATGAAAAAGTGGAGCAGAAATTGCTGAAGACGATACAAAAGGAATTTCAAGACGATAAGGATAAAGAAAAGAAGCTATTCGATTTCAAGATGAGCCTGCGGCAGCGCCTTCTCTCTGTGCAGAAAGGCGACGACAGCGACGAGATGAAACTGAAACGCCAGCACGAGCAAGAACTGGCTGAGGCAAAGGCTGACAACATGAAGAAAGATCACATCAACCAGATTGAAGGCATGCAGAAGTTGGAGGTGCTGCAACTGAAGATGGACAAAGCCAAGGCTGCCCGGATGGCCGAAATCTCTGGTACGTCCATCAGCACATCGGGCGCGTGGGGCCTGCTCCGTCAACTCCAGAAGAATCGGATGAAGCAGAACGCACTGAAACCAGGCGACGAGAAATTCAAGAAAAATCAGGCGATAAGAGACGAGGAGCGCAATACGTTGCTTGGCGAGGTGAAGGCTGGTATTGATGAAATCAGCACAGACATTGTTACGTGACAGAGGGTAGAACGCAATGGCAACCATAGATCGTTTCCAAGAAACCAAAAACAGCCGCAAGAAATCATGGGGTGAGAAAGGCGCGATGAGCCGTTCGCGCGTTTTCCTGTGCCCGAGTTCAACCGTTGACAAGCACCGACCGAAGATTGGCGATGACTACGGGAAAGCCCCTGCTGTTGAGGGTGGCGCTCGTCTGTCTATAGACACTGGGCTGCTTTGCATCAGTGTTGACGTTGAGAGCTATGGTGGTACAGACACAGGCACAAGCGGTACGGTGCAAATCAACGCCAAATACTCGACGAAACACGACGAGAGCACAGGTGGCGACGGTGACGGCGAGAGCATTGAAAACGTAACCGAGATAGAGTTCGACACGACGGTTGACTATGATACTGTAGTGAAAGACCGTGACGATGGCAAGGTGTTTGGCAAGACCTCGCGTAGCCCGAAGGTGTGCGTGAGATTGACGCAGCGGAGAGAGACGCGTCTGTACATCGGCACTATTACATCTACACTTGGTTGCATCAACGAGTCAACTTTTCGTGGGGGCAAGCCAAAGACTGTGCTTCTGGAACGCCTGTCGATCAGGAAAGAGGGTCTGTACTGGGTGCATACGTTTGAGTTTGTCTATTACTGCCAAAAGATACTCAATTGGGAAACCGACCCGGTTACTATTATTTGGCGCACTTGGGACGACGAGAACAAAGAGAACCAGCGATTCCCCATCACTAACTTTGACGATCTGGGAATTTAGGACGAGATAGACGATGTCTAAAATAAAAGAGTTGAAACGCCCGTCGAAGACACTTGACGGCGATAACCTCAACCGCCTGATTCGTCAGCACAATGCCATGTCCGATAATCTGGCGCGGCTTGTTGGCGCACAGGGTCTCGACGAGACGGCGCACAAGTTCCTCGGAGTGATTCACCACAGCGGCCCTATTCTTTCGGGCAGTGTCAATGAGCAAGCCGACTACACAGACGAACGCTACTGGGTGAAGTCTGCCTACATCAGCAACTCAAGCGCGGCCGACGGTGCTCAAGGGATAGGTGACCAGATCACAACCACAGCATTCCCGGCCACTCACTCAGACGGCAAGAGCACTGGTGCGTTCTGGGTAACAGCTTCCAATCTTGCTGAACGCGGCGCAGGCACACACTACCTGCCGCCCGGTACGAGGGTCTGGGTGATCGAGCACGGCGACAACCAGACACCAAGACGACCTCACTATGTCTTCAGTCTTGAGCCTGTTACCATTCCAGTGCCTGTGTCTCACGAGATTTGTCGGCCTTGGTTCTTGTACAACGCGGCGACGGCGAACCCGCCCGTGTTCCGACAGGTGGACTTGTATTTGGGCCACACCGGAACAGGTACACCAGTAGGTGTTCAGTGCCCGTGGTATGGTAAGGCGACTCGCATTATCATGAACACGACAGACCCCGGTTCTCATACGGGCGGTGTGGTGGATTATATCATCTACGACGCGACCACCGGGGGCGCTGCCCCACAGACAGACGCACCACAGAAAGACAACCTAAACCCGTCAACAGATCAGTATGGTTCTGGTCTATCCGATGGGTTGACTGTGAGCGCGTTCGATATGCTTGAGCTTTGGTGCCGAGCGACCATAAACCCCGGAAACATATCGGTAGAAGTTTTAGCCACGTTTGTAATCGAAGAGACGGCTGCTTACAGAGTGACCGGAGCCGCCACGGACGGAAACGGTGTGAGTCCAAACGGCATCTACCTGCTCAACGGAAAATGGGGTACGTCATATATGTCGTGCAAGCGAACAGACGGAGCGTTCTGGCTCTTCAACACAGTTACTGGCTGGACTGTTTCTTACGTGAGGACAGACGGCGCGATGGCCGCCTACTGGTCAAACGCTGCAACTTTAGAGGCTACGTACACGCCGAGTGGAACGGCCACTGGTAACCTAACGGTAGCGGCAGTCTAAGGAGAATTGAAAGATGGCTACAAGAATATGGGGCGCTGGCAGCGGCGCTGGTTCTGACAATGACCTTAGCACCGCCGCGAACTGGACGGGTGACACGCTCCCGACGAACTGGGACGATGTGCTGTTCGACGGCACGGTGAATACGGTGGCGACGGCTGGGTTGGCGTCTCTGGTCGGTATTGGTCTCACATCGTTCATCGTGACGGACGAGTACACGGGGGCTATCGGCACTGATGCCACGTCCTGCTCTGTTGCCGCGCAGACCTTTGTGTTTGCTGGTCAGGGCACGACGAGCAGCTACTTCTCTGGCAGCACGAGCGCGGTCTACGTATCGGGTCTGGTATCGGCGCGCGTGACGGATACCGCCACAATGGTCTATCTTACGGGCACAATC